GAGCAGTAGCTGTATTCCTTGTAGCTTCGGCAAGTGGGGTAGCCAGATTGTCGAGCTTCGTGGAGGCTGCCAACAAAGTGTTATCCGCACGTATTGATGCAGCAGCAGCGTTCCCCATCGAAGATGCGTCGGCCGACAGGGTTTGGGCTATTGCTGTAGTCACCTCCCTTATCTGCGCAGCAGCGCCATCCGCTGGCGACGGAGCAGTAGCTGTATTCCTTGTAGCTTCGGCAAGTGGGGTAGCCAGATTGTCGAGCTTCGTGGCGGCTGCCAACAAAGTGTTAGCCGCATGTGTCAATGCAGCAGTAGCGTTCTCCATCGGAGATGCGTCGGCCGACGCGGGCGCCATTCTAGCAACCGCGCTCTCTATCTGCGCAGCAGCGCCATCCGTTGGCGACGGAGCAGCGGGCGCCATTCTAGCAACCGCGCTCTTTATCTCCGTAGCGACACCTTCGATCGGCTGCTTAGTAAGGCGTGTTGCCTTAACGATCGCGCCCTCGATTGACGTTCCAATATCGACTGTTGAATCAGGCACAGGTTGTGCCCGAGTAGCCCTCATCTCCTTGAATGCATATTGATTCAGTAAGTTGACAACATCCTCACCAAACTTACGAATACCTGGGGCGGCTGATCCAACCTGGAACTTCAGGTTATCCACCATTACTCGCGCCAAATCGGTAGCGCTAGTAAAGTTTGAAGGCGGCTGCGCCTGAGTAGTCTCTACTTCCTTGGTAACCTTATGCGCCCGAGTAGCCCTCATCTCCTTGAAGAGGTTATGGTTCAGGAACGCTGCGATATCACTACCGAACTTACGAATACCTGAGGCGGCTGGTCCAACTTCATCCTTCAGGTTATTCATCATTACTCGTGCCATATCGGTAGCACGAGTAAAGTTTGAAAGCGGCTGCGCCTGAGTAGTCTCTACTTCCTTGGTGACTTTCTGCGCCCGAGTGGCCCTCATCTCCTTGAATGCATTGTGCTTCAAGAAGTTGACAACATCCTCACCAAACTTACGAATACCTGAGGCGGCTGGCCCAACCTCATCCTTCAGGTTATTCATCATTACTCGCGCCATATCGGCAACACGAGTGAAGTTTGAAAGCGGCTGTGCTTGGGTAGTCTCTACTTCCTTGGTGACCTTCTGCGCCCGAGTGGCCCTCATCTCCTTGAACGCATTGTGGTCCAGGAACGCTGCGATATCGCTACCGAACTTACGAATACCTGAGGCCGCTGGTCCAACCTCATCCTTCAGGTTATTCATCATTACTCGCGCCATATCGGCAACACGAGTAAAGTTTGAAAGCGGCTGCGCCTGAGTAGTCTCTACTTCCTTAGCTGCCTCCTGCGCCCGAGTAGCCCTCATCTCCTTGAATGCATTGTGCTTCAAGAAGTTGACAACATCCTCACCAAACTTACGAATACCCGCTACAGCCGGGCCTACTTCTGGACCCACCTCATCTTTGAGGTTAGTCATCAGAACCCGCGCCATGTCCTTCAAGATAGTCAGTTTCGACAGTTGCTGTGCCTGAGTAGTCTCTACTCCCTTGGCGACCTCCTGCGCCCGAGTAGCCCTCATCTCCTTGAACGCATTTTGGTCTAAGAAGTTGACGACATCGCTACCAAACTTGCCCAACCCTGCTACGACTGGCCCTATCTTGTCGTTCAGTCTTATCGCCATCTCTCGCGTCATGTCCGTGACACGAGCGTAATCACTCAATTGTCGGGCCGATTCCTGGAACTTATTGTTAACTTGCCCTATCTGTGCCTCCAAGCCTTGCGCGCCTATACGCAGGGGTGCGAGGTGATCGTCTAGCGACCCGCCGGATGTCGGTCCTTCGACCGCATCTGGCAACGCCTGCGACTGTAAGGCCATAGCTCTCGCCGCTACGTCGGCTACCGAAGCGGCAACCTGATCGACGATGTCCAAATTAGTAGGCGCTATAGCGGTCCTCACGCCTCCTGTTGGCGCGACACCAATGGCCTGCATCCCTGAGTTGATGCTTTGAGCTATACGGGCAAAGTCAGTGGCGCCCTGAGATATAGCTACTTGGACCTTGGTGGCTGACCCAGCGATATGCTCAAGCAGCTTACTCTGTCCAGTCTCCTTCTGCGCCTCCTTGAATGCCTTAATCTGTTGTTCGATCAGACGTACGACCGAGGAGTCGGCACCAGACGCTGTAGCCTCGGAGAGAAGGTCCAGCGCGTTGTTGACACTTCGTTGCAGTCCTTCAACGCTAGTGTCGTTAAGAGACCGCTCGACAACATCCTGTAGCTCCTGTGCGAATCCGGCGCTGACATTGTCGAGGTCGCGCCTAGCATTCATGATATCGAGGTCGACTTGGATCTCCTGTATCGACTCCATCAGCTTCTTGCTGAACTGGCCGGGAACACCGTCCATGCTTGCAAGCAAGGCCCTTCCAAGCTCAGTAGATCCAAGAACTCGCATGAACTTATCTTGGATGCCCTGGAAACCTCCTGAGATATCCAGGTTGTCAGGATTGAAGGCTTCCCGCATCATGCCCTGTAGCTCGATGACTTGGGGGCCGATACCAACGAACAGTTGCTCGGCGATTGATTGGCCCATGTTGCCGATGACCATGTTGCCGAGCTTGTCTCGTATGGCCTCGCCAAGATCGATCCTGCTGCCGCCCATCAAGAACTCGTTGACAGCCGAGCCTATATCTTCGCCAAAATCCTTAGCGAGCTTACCCAGCTCTCTGCGCAGTGGCCCCGGATCGATCGCATTGATAGACTTAGCAATCTGCTCCTGCCAAGCCATAGCAGTTCTTGCGAGTTGCTCCTCAAACAGCCTGAAGTCTAGTTGATCAACTTCGTCCTGTATTTTCTGGAACGCCTCCTCAAGAGGCATCTCCTTGAATGCATTGTCGACATTCTTCAAAGACTGCGCGAGGTCCATGCTCAGCAAAGACCTGAGTTGCGCTATCTTTTGAGGAGCTTCGTCCAGGGCGCTATCAACTCCCCTAGCGACATCGACAGCGCTCTTAGCTCCCTCCTCCAGCTTCTCTTGCAATGAACCAGCACGAGAAACGGCGGCGTTCAGCGCTTTCGTCAAATTGCCGAACTCGACCGCGCCCAACATATCTTCGGAGAAGGCGTCAGTAATCTTGGCCCTCTTCATACCATTGACGAGTAGTTCTCCGAGATCCTCAGTAGCCTTGTTAGCTATCGCCGACTTAGCCTGAGGATCATTCAAAGTGTTAAGCAGGGCGGCGACAATCGGGTTGCTCTTATCAGCCGATCTTTGAAGTTGCGCCCTGAACTCATCATCCAGAATATTGGTAGCTAGTTGCTTCTTAAGCTCAGGCAGTTGGTCTTTGATGGCCTTGATCTGGGCGGTGACTGCGAACCTTTCATTTCTATTTTCGAAGGGTCTTGCACCTGTAAAGGCATCATCCAATCGCTTGAGCAACTCCCCCATACCTTGGGAGGCGCGGTCGATCGCTCCAAGCTGCTCGTTGACCTTCAAAAGGCTCTCAGCAAGAGTATCGTTGCCGCCAGCAGCAGCAGTAATCTGGAGCCTAAATAGCTCCATAGCGTCTGATCCAATAACAGCAGCACGGCCCAACTCGTCAAGGCTCTTGAACCCAGCATCGCTGCTCATCCTGACATTGCGCATATCCTCAGCAAACTTCTTAGCTGCTGCGGCGCCCCCTTCAAACTGATCCTCAAACTGCAACATGGAGGCAGTGACTTCAATAGCAGCGTCAGGAGCAATATTCTTCAGTCGCTCCTTCAGCTTCTCAACCTTCTCAATGCTTCGGCCAGTAGCAGTAGTGAGCTCATCGAACATCTTGGCCAGCGGGGTGGCACCCACCTCGCCTGCCTCCAAAAGCTTGACGTCAGTCTTACCAAGCTTCGACAGGCGACTGAGCTCATCTATACCTTGAGCCAACTGACCTTGAACGCCAACAATACTGTTGGATATGTTCAAAAGGCTTAGGTTGAGTCCGTCAGCGCCATCCATAGCAGGTATGAAAGCTGACATCAACGCCCCCAAAGCTACAACTATGAGGTAAATACCGCCAGTCACTATCGCCGCAGTGACAGCCAGACGGACAAGGTTGGCTGCGAGAGCCTGGACGCCAGCGCTGCTCAAAAGCATGGCTTTTATACGAGCATATTCAGCGGCGATGAAGGCCACTGTGCTTTTGATTGTCGCCCAAGTCAAAGGCACCAGATTCATCATAGCCTTGAACAGGCCCACCGTCATTGCGCGACTCGCTGCTATGAAAGCAGTAGTGAGGCGAGTAGCGATTACCTTGACTAGGTGTCGGATCGCCGGTATGACAGCCAGGGTCATATACCGACTCAGCAATCTCATGTTCGTCGCCAGCTTCAAGACCTTAGTCGCAACTAGCCCGAATCCAGCGGCCGACATCGCCCTCAGGGCAACACGGGCGGCTGTCAAGCCTGCAACAAAAGCTGACGTAGTTGCGATAAGGCTGATGAGGCTGGAGCCAAACGGCCCCATCGCCTTGATGGCCGTCGTGAAAGACTTAGCCATGCCAGTCAACAGGACGACTGACTCCTTCAATACAGGCGAAATCGAATCGCCCAGCGTAATCGCAAGATTATTGAAAGCGTTACTAGCTTTTTGAGTCGCAGCGCTCAGGGTATTCTGCTGAAGATTGGCCATCTTCTGCGTCGCACCACGGTTGAGTTCCATCTCAAGCGTGTTCTTACGAATCGCACCGACCTGGTTCAGCAGTGTCTTAACGACTCGACCGGCGCGAATATCAAACACCTCGATCAGCTTGTTCTGCTGCTCGATCGAGGTCATGCCAGCGATACCTCTTTCTACCTCCTCCAGGAAGGACGCCATGTCCTTCAGGTTACCGTTCAGATCGACGAACTTGCTCGTGTCCAAGTTCAACATGTCGACAGCGCGGTCGAGCTTGTTGAACATGTTGCTGAGTGCGGTGCCTGCGAGCGAACCACGGAAGCCTGCCGTGTTGAGAACACCGAGAGAGGCAGTCACCTCAGCAAACTTCAGACCCAGCGTAGATGCAGGGCCGATGACGAACTTCAAGGACTCTGCCAAGACGGGCAGTGTCACCTGGAATCGCTGCACAGCCAGCGACAGCTTGTCAGTAATAGCCTCGACCTTACGAGCAGGATCAAGGTAGTTGAACTCGGCAGCCTTGCCGAACGTGTTCAAAAGACTACCAAGAAGCTGCGTCGACTGTGCGAACGTACCTTGTGTCGCAACTGCCAGCTTGAAGGCGCCCTGGGTAGCAGCGATCTGCTCCTCGACTGCGACGCCTGCCGTAGCTATCTGGAACTGCGCGTCGACAAGCTCTCTACTAGATGCAGTAAACTCGGTGCTGAACGCAAGTGCCGCCGACTTCGCGCTGTTCAGAGAGTTTTCGATCTGCTCCGCAGTACCACGGGTGACCGTCTGGAGACGCGCCAAGGCGTCCTCGACTTCACCTGCCGCCGCAGCGGCGGAAGTGAAACCGGCAACCATGGCGCCAGTGGTCGCCAAGGTGACCTGCGCCATGTTGGCGAACTGCGCCGAGGCGTTCTTGGAGGACCGTTCGATCTCCTGTGTCGAACGGGCTATTCGCCGGAAAGCATTGCTAGCCCGGTCGACGACGCGGAACGATACGGTAAACCTGTTTGCCATGGCTTGCTACCATGATAAACAAGTTGAAGGAAAGGCGAAAGCCTCAGTTTGTGGCCTAACTAGCGGTGCCTGCCCTTAGCCTTGGCCTCAAGCTCCGCTTTTTTACGCGCCTTTTCCTCTTCGCGATGCTTGATCTCATAGTAAGCCAACCAGAGCTCAAGTTCGCCTGCTGGCACATCGTCCAAGTCCGATAGCCAGCAATTCTTCGACTCGGCTATATGCATGATAGCATATAGCTCGGGGTCGTTATCAATCGTCCTCTTCGCTTGAAAAGGTAGCTTCGCCGCCCATTCCGCTATCGCGAAGAATAGCCTGAGCGATCGTGCTAATGCCTCCAGCGGACATGTGCGACTCAAGGATCGGAAGATCCTCGGGACCAAACATCAGCTTGTCGTCATCCTTCGGGTCGAGCACGCAAGTGATGACAGTATACACCTCCATGAGTTCACTATCGATCTGCACATCGGTGTTGCCTCCCTTGATACTCGTGGTCGTGCTCTTCTTTCGAATCTCGCGACGCTCAGTCATGGACATGGGACGGTAGCGAATATCGCCCCCCCACTCCGGTACGTTGACAGTGCGGGGACGCAGGCCCTGCTTCTTGAAAATGTCGTCCTTGCTAAGGATCTTGCCCATATCAGCTCATTACTCGGATCATATAATATGAAAGGCGCAAAAGTAAAAACTTTCGCGCCCTGCTTTGGAGGTGGAAGAGATGTTTACTCTCCTCCGCCTCCGCCTTCATCATCGCCATCGCCAACAGGCGTTGCTAGCTAAGTGACTTCATGAATCTTGAAGAACGGCGTTCCGTTCTGAACCAAGTCGAGCGGACCACGGCCCTGGAAGGGCACGTTGTACTCGACAAGGGCGTCGAATCCGCCCGTAAGCTCGAAGCTTGGGAAGATGACGGTGCCCTGGTAGTAGCTGGTGGCGTCCCGTGGGTCAATCTGGAAACGGCACACAGTGCGCGGCAGAAGGCCAGACAGGGTGGCGATCGATCGACGGTACCAGAACTCGTCGACTACCAAACCCTCCAGCGAGCCTTCGAAGCCGGACAGGCCGTCCTCAAACTGCTTCCAGCTATCTCCGATCACCGTCGAGTCGACGGTGTCGTTGGTCACCGACACAGTGAAGCTACGCGCATCGCCAACAAGGTTAGCGACCTGCGAAAGCTGCATGCTGGTGGCCATGGCGTAAACACCGGACACAACACCAGGGTGTTGGCCCAGGTGGATGGCGCCAGCAGCGTAGTTAATCAGGCGAGTCTGCGTGTTGATGCCCGTGTAGCCTCTGTCTTGTGCGATCGAGCTGTCAGTTATCAGTTCAGCGGGGCCTTGTTCGCCGCCGTCGTTACTGTTGAACTGAACCAGGACGCCGTCGTCGTACCTCCAGTTACGGGAGCTTGCCCCAGCCTGGAAGTAGCTACCCTGCGTGCCCGTCATCTCGACGCCGGAAACAACACTCTCAGAAGTGCTGACCCGGATAGAAGCGTTCTTTCCGTGAATACCTGCCATGTCTAGTCCTTGTTAGTGCCTGTTTTAGTCAGCGTAGGTGTCGTCGATCCTTCGTTGAGCGGCAGGCAAAGTGCCACTCTTAAGGTTAGTTGCCTCAGTGTTGTTAAGAACTGTTACGTCCGAAGCTCCGGTCGGAAGCTCGACGCTCAATTCAGTTTTGAAGAACGTGTCGAAGTTGCCTCCCGTAAGGGCAACTACGCCAGACGGCGTGCCACTGGTAGCTCCATCCATCGCAAGGACAAGATCAGCCAAGACGCCTGAAACAGTCGTCGCAGTGGAGTTAATGTCAGCCTTCGCAACGACAGTTACGTAGTTGTTGACAGCGCTGACGAGATTCGTCTTCGCAGTGTCAAGGTTGTTCGAAGCGGCAACCATGTTGTTGATGAAAGTCGAAAGCGACTTTATGGTGCCATAGTCGTAGTCTTGCTGCTCGATGGAGGCGACCAGCTTGGTCTTCACGTTAGTGTTGCCTGCGACGATCTCATCGTAGATCGCAATCATCGAGCCGATGTCCTTGAAGGTGGTGTTGAAGCCTTCAGGACCGGATGGGATATCAGCTGCCATGTGTGTGCCTTATACTGATTAGCGTTGTTGTCGCTACGCTCTATACAACGTAGGATGATAGTTTTTGAGATTGAGTGCTGTTCTTCGAACAGCTAGGAGGCTGTGAACCAACCAGTGGCTTCCGCCTCCAGTTGAGTCATGATGTTGGTGTCGCCAGGGGTTATGTCGGACAGTCGAATGTCGGAGCCAGGGACAATCAGTGATACAATCGCCTGCTCCTCTTCTTCTGACAGATGTGGGAAAAGTGCTACGAGAGCATCTGTGTCCGCCTCTTCATGAACACGGATGGTGAACGAAGACTGAGCGACAAGGGCGCAGTCGCCAGTTTCGGGGTGCTTGATTTTTGCCAATAGGGCATCTGTCAAGTGGCCTTCGGGCTGTAGGTGTAGCGGCAACTTGAGTCGATAAAGCTCAGAGTTGATGGCGTCAGCCCTCTCTTCACTGGTAAGGCCCGCCCTCGGCACCACGGAAAGGTATGTATTAGCCACGGTCTATATCATCGGATTGTAAGTGTTATTTTGAAGGATTACCTGCATGGTGTCGCGATAAGCATACAGGAGATCCTCGACATCTCTCATGAAAACGAGCATATGTACATAGCCGTCCCAATTGTAGGTCGATGATGGGCTTTGTCCGTAGTTTCCGATAACAACGCTATCCATCGAGTTGCTGCCGATATCACCGACAGCACGCTGGCTTCGATCTCTAGCGAAGTAGCTGCTGGACCCATCGAAAATCATCGCCCATACCCGCGAATAATCGATCGGGCTGGTGCTGAATGTACTCGGATCTTCAAGTTGATTCCCGCCATACATCGCATAACGGTTGTTAGAAGACCTTCTCATATACAAGCGATTAGTAGCGCCTGCGCTATCAAATACATACTGTTCCTCATCATTAGTAGGTGCGCCGCTAGTTATACATAATGATACGATCGGCTGCGGTACGGTCCTACCGAAAGAAGCAGACAGCGACTGGTTCTGGCCGTCCTCCCACTTCAAACCATATCGGTAGTTGTTGCGATCACGGATGACGGCTCCATTTTCATAGATGATAGGCTGCTCCGCCTGCGTAGATTGCGTCGCGTGACGGCCGTTGCCTGACTGATCGTACCACTTCACGACATAACCAGTCGACTGGTCGCAGAAGAGACTGATCGCGTCGACATCAAGTATTCCCCGCGAGTCGAACCCGATGTCCTTTTCTGTGTTGCCGCTCGACTCTCGTACACGAAGGCAGAAGCCCTTGTAGTGGTTATTGACTCTTGATACACTGTACGCGGCAGGTATCACATCCTGCCCATAGGTAGCAAAAAGGTTGACGAAACCTTGGTTTGATGACTTATAGTAATAGTCAATGTTCGCCTCTAGTTCGACACGGCTATTGATCTTATCAACCGAGTAAACGACGAACTCATGCATACGACCACTAAAGTAACCATTGCCCCAATTTGTTCCTAGGACTGTAGTACCTAGGCTAGCAAAGCTCTGTGTCGTGACGTAAAGCGGATCCGAGTAGGTAGGCAATCCGCTGTTCACACCGCTGGCCACAGCCAACTCGGTATTAGACGATTTCTTTATCTCAGACAAATATCCACCTTCGGGATAAAAGACGCCCACCATCGATTGACGCCACCAGTAACCGCCATCAAAATATGAAAGACCTCGGTGATTAGAGATATCGTAACTCGATCGACCACTAAACGAATAAAGACTCGAGTTCGGATATAGGCTTGACTGCTCGCCGGTAATATTGGTGCCCCTGTTAAGGGTCCAAACGCCAAGATTGTTACCAGTGTTGCGAGTATACACTGTGAACACCGTAGCTCCAGTCACCCCGCTCAAAGGGTTGCTGACTAGCTCAAGCATACTTGAGGAGACTAGGTTGAAATCTACGGCTGGCCTCTGGTTAGCTGCAAATACATCTGAACCGTTATATATTGCAGGCTGTTGTGAGGGCGTCTCCTGTATAGCGTGTCTGCCGTTACCTGATTGATCGTACCAACGTACGACATAGCCGACTGAGCTTCCGCAGTGTGCCTTAATCGCCGCTACGTCTAGGTTGCCGTAAACGTCAAAGCCGATATTCTGGAGCGTATCCCCAGCGGCTTCACGAATCTGCATGCAGAACCCTGTGTAGCTGCGCTTAAGCCTGCGAACGCTTATGGCAGCTTCAGCATTGACGGCATCTTTATCAAGCAGCCCGAAGTTGATCTCGTATCGATTGATTACGTTGTCTTCGATACCCTGCCTGTTGCTAGTCTGATCGGTATCCCAGATGATGAACTCTTGAATGTGGCCGCGCAGGGCGTAATTGCCGCTACCGTTGTAGTTGCCTACATTCAGTGTCCCCGTAGAAGGTACAATTACTTGCGAGGTAGAGCTTATGAAGTTTTCACCGTTGATCCATACGTTGCTGCTAGTGTTCGAGTTGACTAACGCCCCGAACACCAAGCTGGTTTCATCATCAAATGCCTTGTAAGTTGAAGTGCGACCGTCGCCGCTCGTGTATAGATTGGGCTCTCCAGTCGTCAATATCTGGAAACGGACTCCGTTGCTCGGACCGTTGTTAAACAGGTACTTGTAACTTTCACTAGCAAGATTCGCCTTGTAGACGATCGAGAAGCTGATCGTTGTTGAGTAAGTGAAAGAGGAGTTGATGAGGACTGCGTTTATATCCTGGTCGAAGAAGATCGACGGGTCATTGTCGACAGTAGTAACCGTCGCTGTAGACCCTTCATAGATTTTAGGCTGTTGCGACGCAGTGCTCTGTGTCAAGTGACGATCGTTACCGCTCTGATCGTACCACGACACGATGTAGCCATCTGCATCGCCGCAGTGATCGGCTATAGCTTGCGTGTCGAGGTTGCCATCGGTATCAAAACCGATATCCGCCTCGGTCTCGCCGATGTCTTCACGAACTCTGATGCACGACCCTGTCCATTCGGTCCGAAGTTTCCGAACACTGTAGGCGCCTGCCGCACCGGAATAGGTGTCCAGCAGCAGCGGGACGACTTCTTCAGTATCGCCTCCTCCATCCGGGCCGTCAGTTCCTCCTCCATCTTGTCCGCCATCGTCTCCTCCTTCGCCTACACCTCCGCCACCTTCGGCGACAGTGATAACCTCATTTATGCTAATTCGATTCTTATCCTCAAGTAGAGTGGCTGTAGCGTCACGGAATGCGGTCAGAGTCACTACGGTCAACGATCGGTATTTGTAGTTACCCTCCTGCTTTTGACCCTCAGGCGCGGGGAAGTCGCTGCCTTGAATATCAAGCTGAATAGTTCCAGCCGCAGCGTAGAACTCGCCTTCTACAGTGTTGAAGTCGTATAGGGTGATGCCGACGCCTGAAGTGTCAGACGTTGCAGTGCGCAACGCCTGCTTGATGTCCGACGTATGCCTGACGCACTGCGTGTAGGTAGAAGCACATACACTGATCTCAACAGTGATGTTCGCCTCATACAGGATGTTGCCGGATACCGTGAACGGAACTTCCCTGTCTTCAATCAGCTGTACGGCAGCGTAAGGAAGACCCCTATCAACAGTCTTGTTGCCAGGATCCAGTGGGTCAGGCTTACGATCCCAATTGAAGTCAGGCGTGACGATGTAAGCGTTGTCGACGCTGACATTGGTCTCGATATAGTGAACGAGACTCTTAGTCGCGAAGTCTACTAGACGGTCAGCCATTAGAATGTTTGTGCGTCGCTACGGCCGAAGGTGATATCCTCGACGATCTTGCGCTTGTTCAAAGCTCGTACGAACGCAGGTTGGTGCTTGTCGATCGCCCTGCCCAGGTACCGCCGCCTTGGGTGTGAATTACCTAACTCGTAAAGGGCGGCATAGGGGACGTTAGCGGACAGTACGCCTGGAACCACATTCGCTACACCAGTAACCCTAGCGTCTTGCCAATGGATGGATGCCCTCAGAGCACCAGTATCAAAAGGAGTCCAGCCCCTTCTCTGAGTAGTCTTATAGGCTTTTTCGCCCATCTTGTTCATATTCTTAACCACGTACTTAGCAAGGTTTTTCTTAGTCCTTTCGCTAGGCGTGCGGCCAGTAGGCGACTCGACGAGATCAATCCTGAATCCGAAAGCGTTGGTCTTTCGGAACCCGAACGTCATTTTAGATGGCATTTGAATCGAACTTTAAGCCAACTTTCAGGAACATGGGCTTACCGCCAACGGTCTCGACCATGCTGGCTGCAACATGGTAGAATCCGCTAACGCCCGGAACAGCAACGTGAATGTCGTTGATCTCATTCTGTAGGTACACACCGCTGATGGTGTCGTAGTGATACAGCACCATCGTGTCGCCGACGTTCATCCTACCGCCAGCGAGAAGCGTGTCGCCTTCCGACACCGTGGACACGATGCCTGAAATAGGCTCCCATGTGTCTGCGCTACTGTAGACAACTTCTTCCGTGTAAGGGTCTATAGTTACATTGGTCGACCGACGACGGATCTCAGTCGCGTCCTCGCTCCCATCGAACATATCACGACGTAGCTGATCGCTGATGAGATCAGCAGTGTCGCTTATGTGGATGTGGTGTTGTCTACGGTAGGTGCCCATTAGTAGAGGTGGTCGCGAGAGCGATTGCGCTTCACAGTACCGTTATCGAAGTTGCGCTCGTAGTTGCGCTTTACGGTATCGTTGAAGTGCATGTTCTTGCCCGTAGGACGGCTGCCAACGCCCGCGATCTCCTCTCTAAGCGCACGATCCCTGGCATCCTTGTATCGCCTGCGGAGAGCCTCAGCGACCATGACAAGGTTCTCCGCGACCTTAGAAGGGTCTTGGATCTCGTTACCCGTCTGCCACTTCACCCTGCGAGCCTCGTCCTGCGCTATCTGCAACATGGCATCAGCGCGGGCGAGAATCATAGTCAGCGCCTCATCTTTGGGCGCTAAATCGGCGGCAGTAGAGCCGCCATCCGTTGATTCGGCAGCAGCGTCGTCGATGATGTCCTCTAGCTCATCATCCTTGAATGCCTGCTCGCTGGTGGTAAGAACCTCGCCTGTGCGGGCGCTGTAGTAATCCTGGATCTTACGACGAAGCTTCAGTATCTGCGCACTGGTGGCCATACCTGTGATACAACGATAAACAGGTATGGCATGCCATTGACTCTTACTCAGGCAAGAATCATCAACCAGTAGCGAAAGGCTCGCAACTCTCTGAGCAGCCTCCTTCATCTTCAGGAGGCTTACGGTAATTGCCTTGGAGCCTCACATGCTCATCTCTCAAGTCTTGCGTGCTTTTCCCGCCACGGAAAAACACGCTCCTACAACCTCTTTTCTCCTCCCAAACCTTGCTGTTATTTTTGTATGGCGATTTAGACCTGGCATTGATGTGGCCATACTTCCGCTCCATCTCGTCTGTCCAGTCGAACACGCTCTGATCGCGCTCCATCTGCAAATGCAGCTTATGAAAAGACTTCTTGTAGCAGGCTTGACAGTTACCTTCAAACTCGTCTATCTCCAGGTCGAAGGTCTGGTCTTCCCACCACAGAAGTATATGCTCACGATCAACACTCCATATATCTATCAGTGGGTAGATTACATCAGCCTCTGTGCCTGACACACGACGAGACTCGTCGTTTCGGATACCGATAGCAGTGGGAACCCTGGATGCTTTCAGACCTAGGCTACGAATGTAGCTCGACATCACGTACTTCTTCAACTTATCAGAGCAGTGAGGTCTACTGACATTCGGAATGCCATACTTACGTATGACATCCTCGAATGGCTGCCCGTCTCTTGATGCCGTGTCGTAGTCGATTACTTTGTGAGTAATCTGCTTACCCTTTCTCTGATCTACGACCGCTTCAAGCCAAACGGTGTTGAAGCCGAACTCATCATCGCACTTCTTGATAAAGTCGAGAGTCTTAGGATGCTCACGACCAGTGTTAGCGAAGCATACGATGTATTCATCGAATAGCCCACGCCCCTCGGTCAAGAGCATCCGTGTCATATAAGCACTGGTTCTCCCCCCGGAGAATGCAACATGACAGTACTGCCCTACTCGATTCACTAGATTATCGCTACTATCTTGATAGCTGCGCCGAGCACCGACTGGATGCCCGTAAGCATCTGTTGAATGCGCCGAATATTGCGCTCGTAGTCGTCGGCGGATCCTTCGAGTCTAGTTATGAGCGACTTCGCTGACTCTTCATCGATGTGATCCTTCAGTAGCTCAAGAATCTTTTCAGGACTGGCTTGTGTGAGATCGACTTCGATAGGGCTAGGAGCAGAGCCCCAATCCACCTCTTCATCTCCATCGAAAGGATCGACATCCATGCTAGTCATTATCAAGCATCTCCCTTATCCTACGGATGCGCTCGTAAACCTCGATTAGCTTGTCGATTTGGCCATCCGCGTAAGCAGAGTCAAAGCTACCAACTTTGCGCGACCAGTCGATGAGCTTCATGGCGAATTCATCGCTCGCCTGCTTATGCTTATCGATCAATGCCAGATATTGCGCCGACAAGCGTTCCTGCTCCCCAGCATCGTCCGAAAACTTTGCCGCCAAGGCGAGTTCACGATGCTTGCCGAGTTCGCTATCTTCGATCCGCTTCCACTCGATGACTGTATCAATCACAGGCTGAGTGTCGGGAGAGATACAGCTAGCCGACATCAGGCAGCAGATAACAGACAGCCTAATCACGATTGGACCTCCGTATTCTCGGAAACCTTGTTCTTGTGGACGGTGCGAAGGGCTCCGTAACCAAGACCGTTAACCCCGAGAAACCCCACTGCGATCGTAGTGATCGCAGTAGTGTCATGCCCCTGCATCTGCATCCACAAGGACGCAGCCAGCAGGAGGACGCCGACGATGTAGTTGAGAACGACCATCTTCCACTCGGTGGAAGCTGATCCAGGCTTGGTATCGGTCATAACTAAGATTCGGGCTGGTTAACGGCCTCAAGTATCAAGCGTCGGAACTGCAAGGCTACTTGGTGCCAGTCGGGTGTGTAGCTGTTGTTAGCGGCTTCTCTACGCATGTTAGCTGCGTACTCAGAGTCCTCGAAAATCTTATTCACTTCGTCGGCTGCGTGACCCACATCGGCGATGGCCCACTCGTTCTCCCAAGTAGTGAAGGTGTCGTAGGCCCTAACATCGATGGCGACGCCTCCGCCTTCCGATACCAGCTCAGGCATTGAGCTGTAGTTGGTAACCAACGTGGGGACGCCGCACGAGAGCGTCTCAGCCACCGGAAGCCCGTACCCCTCACTATGCGACAAGAACAGGTGGACATCGAAACATTGCATTATCTGCGCCAGGACGGCGCGTGGGACACCCTTCAGAACGTCAAGGTTCGGAGTCATAGCGACGCGGCCATGCAGCCCCATCCTGTGGCCAAGCTCGTCGATCCTCCAGCCGATACCGGGCCTATCCTGCGGATTACTGCCGTCGCCACGAGTCGTGTGCAGATACAAGACTGAGTCTTCAGTCTGCTCACGCTGCTGGAATGCAGGGCATACATCGCAACGGAAACACTGCTTGTCTCGGCAGAACTCCTCGGCGGTAAAGTTGTCCTCGACCTCGCCAGTATCAGGATTGCGGACAGTCACATCCTGCCTGTCGATCCATGTAGCGCAGTTGAAAGCTTTGAAAGCCTTGAAGGCGTGCGGTATACCCTTTCGGATTTGATTGCGGCCGACGAACCCTACGACAAACTTATCGATGAACTGCTGGCCCAAGGCTACCTTACGAGCGCGCTGCACTTCGGGAAGCGGGGTGTTCTCATCAGTCCCCTGCGGATACCACGGCTTGAAAGTCGTCTTATCGACGCCATGCAGGATGAGGCGAGGATTCCTGAACGGAATCTGCTCTTCAACTACATCAATACCGAACTGGCTGTAAAGGACGAGGCAGTCGGGCTTCTTGAGCTGTGCTATCCAGGGGACACTAATTACGTCTCGGTCGATAGGGACGTAGCCAATCCAAGTGAAGCTGTCGCGTGTAGGGCAAGTTTGGACATGGTCAACCATCCACGGATCGCCGAGCGTCAGAACTACGTCAGGACGCACCCTGTCGACGATGTGGTTGAATGAGTGCTTACCGAACTGGTCCGATCCGTCCCAGAACTTGGTCGTATGTAGAGTGATTCCCTCTCTGGCGGCAGGTCCAACATCGTTGGGGTTGGCATGCCATCCGAGATAGTGGACATCGAAAATGCCCATCTCTGCAAAACGTACGCAGAGTTCCTTACCGACCGTGCCGAATCCGGTGTCACCCCAATCCGACATAAAAAGGATTTTGATCTTATTGCTCATACTTCACTGTGTTACGAGCTAATACTCATAACACAGTTTATTCATGCGCTCTACCACTTGACCTTATCAGCCCAGTAAGCCGCTGACATCTTGCCCTTCGCGATGTTGCGACCGTGGCGGCTCTTGAAGGACTTGCGCTTCGCCTTCATACGTGCTGACTCGCCAGCCTTTGGCTTACCGGCGGTGCTAGCTCCCTGCTCGCCGAATCGGATAGTCTTGACCTTGCTACCCTCCTTGGCGACGACGATGTGCGACTTCTTAGGGTGACTAGGCGTGCGCTTCGGCTTGTTGTAACCGCTAACACCAGCACGGGCGAGACGAGGATCTTTCTTGGAAGCCATTACTTCATCTTCTTCTTAGGGGTCTTTTTACCGGCAGGACGAGGCATAGTCTTCTTGCCACCCTTCTTCTTGCCCTTAGACTTACCCATGGGGTGATGCGCCATTATCCTCTTCTCCTAGCCTGTGCGGCCTTCTTGGTGTTCTTCACGACCTGTTTGCCCTTACGGCTGCCAGCCCGTTTTTTCTTGTCAGTAGCAGCAGCCTCAGACTTCGACAACGAGTCCCAGGCTTTCTTCGGAAGGTAGCGTGCCGTCACGGTACGGCCCTTACTATCCTTACGGATAGCCTTCTTGCCGTCCCGTGTCGTCCACTCCTGCTTCGTCCACTTATCGAGGGACTTCTGTGGCTTCTTCTTAGCCATCAGCTTTTGTAGCCTCCGCCCTTCCGCTTGTACTCAGCGGCCAGCATCTGAGCCTTACGAGCACTCCACTGGCCGGGCTTACCGCCCTTGCCGCCAGCTTTGATGCGCTCGAAGATTCTCTTACGCAAGGCGGGCTTCGTGTAGACGCCAGCCTCGTTCACGCGGCTCTTAGTCTTCTTTCGGGCCGCCATAGCGATTACATCATCTTCTTGGACTTCTTCTTCTTCTTAGAAGCCTTCTTCTTCATATTCTCCAGGAAGGGGGGCATCTTCTTGCCACCGTTCTTCTTGGACTTCTTCTTGCCGCCGCTCTTCATTCCGTGACCGTAGTGTCCAGGCATCTTTATGTCTCCTCGTGTTAACAACACTATGAATACAAAAAACCCCCACAGCCGCATGACTGTAGGGGTTTTTATCCAGCCACCGACTGGCTACTAGATGTCGCTGTCGTTAGCGATCGCGGTCGGCATGCTGGTGATAGCGTGGATCACTTCAGCTTCGCCAACAAGGACACCGCGACGGAACTTACCGACCAGCACTTCGCTGTCGTGCAGCAGATCCTGGAAGTTACCCAGGCTAAGCGGCAGACGGTTGGTGCTGATCAGTCGCTTCTGCGGCTCGATCACATAGGCTGTACCAGCAGCGATGTAGTCCGACACGATCATCCGCAGACGGCTAGTCGCCTCCGTTTGCGGAGCGTTACCAGACGACTGGATGCCCTGGGTGTTCATCGCGATGCGGAGCGGCTGCTCGTTCTCGGGCGCACACAGGATGATGCTCGGCGAACGGCGGTTGCGACGCATGGTGGTCGTGACCGTGTTCATCGTGTTGACGAGACCGGCGATGACGCCGCTACCGCTACCACTGGCCGACGCGCTGTAAGCGGTCGAAGCCGACAGGCCCGACGTTACCGACGCGACGATCGCACCGTAGTGGATTGCGGCCAGCTTGTCGTTAGCGGCAGTGCGGAAGTCTTCCGTCACCATCTCAACCAGCGACATCTGACCGTCCGAGAACCACTCGTTCGAGTAGCCGATGGCCGTCGCGTACTTCACGTGACGGACATACTTCTCGGCCGACACGATGCGGCTGAACTTGATCTCGCCACCTTCGCCGACTTCGTTGAACACGATGCCGTGCGAACCGCTGCTGGCCTCGTCCTCCGCAGCCAGGGCCGTCGCGGCGCTAGCAGTGGTGATCGTGGTCGGCGGACGGAACGGGAACAACTCGCCGTGGCCACGACCCGGCACGACGCGGAAGATTTGCTCCCACTGCGTGTCGGCGTCAACATCGTCCTGCATGAAGAACTCGTTGACGGCCGTGGTGAAGAACTGCTTGGCATCGGAGGTCGCGATGATCTCCTGAACCTGCCCGTCTTCCTCAATGACCATCTGGCCATTTCGGAAGTTGATGTTATCTGCAAAAAGGCGTGCCATGGTTTTCTCTCCTCTTAGTAGTTGCCGCCAGCAGGACCAGCATCGGCGAGGCCGTGCAAGGGAAGACCGAGGAGCTTAACGTCCACGACGTTGAGTCCGGTGAAGGGCGCCGAGGTGCCCGTGTAGCTCTGACCGACCGCGAAACCGACCAGTGCGCCACTGATGGCAAATCGGTTCCAGGCGTCAGTGTTTTCGTTGTTCGTCACACCCGAGGCAACAGCACCAGGAGCTGTGACATCGGCGACCTGCATGTAGAGCGGGTCCGCGTCGTAAACGACCATGCCGGAAGTCGGCAAGGCCAGCGTGAACACGCCCTCGATCATCGCATCGCCCTTGCCAGTGCCCGTCTGGGCCTCAGCGGCGACGCCGTCGCCGATCTGAATCGGACGACCGTCGATGGTGGTGAGGTCGGCACTGGTGCCGATGATTTCATCGGTGACGACACCGACGAATGCGCGCGACAGGGCTTGGCTGCTGCCTTGACCGCCCTGGCGCCGGTAGATGCTGCCCGCCGCGACCGTGGTGGTGACACCACTGATCTCGATGGACTTGCCTTCCTGACGGAATGCCTTAGTCATCTTTCAATCCTTTCTATTGTTAGTGGTGTTTAAGCTTCCGATCGCGCATCACGCGACTTCCGCAGTGAAGGCGCAAGGATGTCGTTCAGCTTCGCGCTGGCGGCACCTTGAGCCACGGGGTTACGGTCGTGAAGCTTCTTCGGGGCTTCACTGGCGTCTTCGCTGGGGCTGGCGAACATTTCAGCAAGCTCGCTGACTTCTTCGACAGCCTTGTTGAAGTTCTCGATAAAGGCTTCCTTGCTCTTGTCGAAGCAGCCATCGACCACGCTCGGCGTGACTCGCTTGGCGGCGACATCGAACATCTTAGCCTTAGTGCTGTCACCAGCCTTCATCTCGGCGACATGCTCGTTCTTGAACACGGTAAGATCGGAGGAGATGCGAGCATCGCGCTCCTGCTCGTACTTCGACTTCCACTCATCACGCTCGGTGATGGCGTTGTCGCGAGCCTGAGTCATTTCTTGAACAGTCTCGTCGAGCGCCTTCTTCTCATCGTCGAAAGCAACACGCTGCTCGGCCAACTCGCGTCGACCAGCGGCGATCTCTTGAACCTGCTCTTCAACCTGCTCACCGACAAGAGCCGTGATCTCCGGCTTGTACTCGGAAAGCAGCTCTTCCTTAGTGAGCTTTGCCATAACCATCTGTACTTCTGGTTCCTTTACGGGGGTTTGCGGATCGCTAATTGTAGCGTCCATTTCTGATACAACAGCAATGACTCCCGCTTGACTGAGTCCACCAGACCCAGGGTTGCAGAAGTCGACACTCTTGAGTGGCTTATGCATCTTAGTGACCGTCTTGTGGCTGTCACCAAACTGACGCACTAGCCGCGCATTGCCGAGAATACTTACATTCCCGGCCATCTTGCGCTTGATGTCATCACGAAGCTTCGGGTCTGCTTCCGTGATGTAAGCCTTGCCCTTGGCGGCAAGAACTTCCTTACCATCTATATTCACCTTGTCGAGCTTGGCCGCGACGACGCGACCAACCGGCTCGCGATACTTCCAGCTTGAAGTGCCGGGCTCGATGTGGCCCTTGTACATGTTCACGCCGACCATGGCGTCCACGCAAGTCTCAACAGCTTCCTTGCTGTAGTGGCGCTTGTTGTTGCTGAGACCTTCGTAAAGAGCGACAAACTCCACATGGAAGGGCTTTTCGTCGCACTTGGACATCTCGGCGACTTCCGCCTCGTCCAGACGCTGCACATCGTCTCCATCCCATGCGGAGTCTTCAGTACACTCGGATATGACAGTGCTCTGGAGTTGGAACTGCAACTCCTGCTCTTCTTGGTGTTGATCGCTCAATTTATCAGCCCTGCCTTACGAAGCTCAGCAACTTGTCGCTTCGCTTCGTTTGAATCGTTCAGTTGCACTGGAAAGAATCGAGTATCGCTCCTGAGCATGATAGTCATGACTCCAAGCTTACCCTCATCCATGTTACCGCAGTAACGGCGGGCAAACTTCTTGAGCATGTTCTCCATGTCGTTGGTGGAACAATACCTTATGACTTTTGATACAACATCCAAACTATTCTGATGCCTTTTGTGCCACCTATCTAAAAATTCATACGTGAAGGCGGCAGGACCGGCTTGCTCTACTTCGTAGTCAAACTCCTTCTCCAAGTATCGGTAAGGCTCAGTATAGCGAGACTTAGCCCAATTATGCCAAACCATGAAAACGCCTATCACCTTCCATGGTGAGTAGACGTTATCACGAATTAGGTGAAAGGCTGCGCTGACTTCCTTAAACTTGTATGGCCCTGCTGGAACGATCACGTATCAAGCGGCGCATTCGAACCATTCGGCTCCCTACTACGGTCTGGTCGTGGACGGGCTCTTGCTTCGCCGCTTTGATCGCCAGGACTATACGACTCCTCCTCGCTCTGCCCGACAGCTGAAACATCGGGTTTCAAACCAGCGTCGACCATCATCTGGTTCAGTTCCTGTTGGCGATCGATGTCGTTGCGCTGTTGCTCCATTTCTCGATCGTAGTCAATGCTCAACCGAGCAGCGGCAGTCCTCTCGGACATGTAGCCGCCCTCCATCGCGAGCTTGTTAGTCTGTGCAACCTCCAGGTCGCGATCTTGGGCGATCGGCGGGAACTCGACACGGCCCTTGAACTCGATCGGGTCGCCCTCCTGATCCAACTCCATCGTCAACCCGCTGGATGGATTTAGAGTTGCCTTAGTCATCAGAGCGAACTGGATCATCTGCTTCAGTACGTGCGCCCAGATATCCTGCCTATCCTCAAACTTCTTGACAACAGGGAGGGTCTGCGACTTACTGGATGCCAAGTTCGAGTTGCTGCCATCAGCAAGCATGAACTCAGCGAACCCAACACCGGCAGCAATAATCAGGAGAAGAGCACGCCTTGCCTGCTCGTTACTGGAGTTAGGACCAGTAAACTCAAGGATCTGCCACTTCTCACGACTGTTGTGGACCGGGTTGCTGCCGATGCCCCAGCCACGGTATCGTGCTATCGCAGCGTTGACTTCATCTTCAGTTCCGTCTTCGATGCTGATGTCATAGCAAGGCGAGCGATACAGCTTGTTGATAATGACGCCGTCTCGCAGATACTCCTGGTAGTTGTCCAGCCACTCCTTGATGGGAATCAAGTCGCTGTGGCCGAACGGGTCCATGTTGCCTGCGTTCAGCTTAAGCTGCATAATGCAGCCCTTCTCAGCGCCCTCCCCCTCAAGGTCATACTTGCTGATGTGAGGGATCGTCTCAATGTGGTCCTCCTTTCGACCGTCCTCCCACTCGACAAGAAAGTTGTAGATGTCTCCGATGTCTTCGTCCGCAGTCTCAACGTGCGTGATGTTATCGGGAGGGAAGAAGGTGACCTGGGTGTCGCCAAGTCGCCACAGTACCTTGTTCCCCTTCTTGACTTCGCTGAACTTGGGTCGCAGCCACATGTAGACTTCGCCGAATGCGGTAGCCTCATCGCTTGCCGCACGAAGCCGCATCTCTAGGTTGTTCTTCTCATAGAACTTGTTGGCGTAAAACTGCGCGTTCTCATCGTCGAACTGGTAAACTAGACCTCGACCGAGAGTGAAGAACGTAGTCGTACGAACAATGCTGCCACCAAGCGGATCATACTTCCACAGCCGGTAGCACTCGTCAAGAAGGTCATGCCTGTCTGCATCAGGCAGCTTGAACGGCGGTATGCCGACATTGCGGATGAGAGGGGTGGTGTCGAACGAACCACCACTGCTGATCCAGACTTCCTGGACAGTCTGGTCCTCATCGCTAACTGAAAGCTTGTTGCCCTTCGGGTCGAAGGCAATCCGCTTGTTGGTAGGGCGAATCTTCATAACTAAAGTTGATACAACTAACTGTCATCCTTCAAGAAAGTGTAAATAGATTGGTCACTCTGGGGAGCGTAACGCCTACTATCATGCAGAAAGTCGGCTCCAATCCTTTTGAACTCTGGGCGATCGGCAAATCCCATTTGCGGGATGCTTCCCCCTGCCGGGAATACCAGCGTCTTGATTTCCTCCTGCGCCCACACGCTAGCGATGCAGCTATCGACCAAGTCGTCGCCTAGCAGCGTGTTCAGCATCGTGTATTTGTTGTAGCCTGCCGAGCTACGCTCTGCCTTGATGTTGCCAAACTGCTTTAGCAGCTTGCTGAGCTTATCGTACCTTGGATCGTCTTCAACCTCTGCCGGGTAACGGAACGTGGTTGCATAGACGTACTTCTGCATGCGCTCATGCATCAAGTGTTTAGTGGGTCCGATAAAGCGGATAGGCTTTATGAACCACTGGTCCCACCCGTTAGGGCCGGACCTATTCTCGAACTTGCGTACGTCAACCCGAGTCAGGGAATGCTCGAATAGAGACTTGTTCAAGTCGTAGAGAAACGCAGTGTCGAAAGCGTCGCCGAATCCACCGATAGGGCGGAAGAAGGCACATAGACGCATGATCTGATCCATGACTACATCTGGGCGCTCGTTAGCGCCCCACTCCTCAGTGTGTAGCCAGTAGACTTGGTTTCCGATCTTCTCGGTAAACGTGATGCTCCATGCTGATGCGTCCTGCCCTGATCCTGCTCCAGCACAGTCGATCCCGACACAGACATCGCCTACCGCTTGGTAAGACACCTTCGGGTCGAGATTGATTTCTACGGGCACGTACTCGTTGTCGGCACAGTTACGAACCCATCGATCAGGGTAGAAGGCACTCGATTCGACATACAGGACCAGATATGTGCGCGCAAACTGGTGCGGCGTCGACATGCTCTGGAACAAGTAGATGTCGTTCTCAGGAATGATGCCCATCTCGACGCCGTGCCAAGCGTTTAGCTTAGGCAGGACGTTGAACTTGATGAGCTTACCCGACTCGCCGATCGTGTTGGGATGCTCGATGGCGTAGATGTTGCCAATGCCCTTGATCGTGCCCGTGATGACACGACAGCAGCCTACGTGGTTACCGTAGTCATGCTGGTCCTTGATCTGCGATCCAGTCGGATAGACACGGGTTAGGAACGTCTCCCAATCCATGTCGTCAAACTCCTCTAGCCATTGGTGAGTCGCACCGAGACCGTCCACGGAGGACGCTTGGCCCTTGGCCTGGATGTGGCTTCGGTTCTGGAACTCGATGTGCTCCTTACCTAGACCTTCACCAAGCCTCTCGTCGATATATGCAAGCAGGATCTCACTATTCATGACCATGTCGGTCATGTAGCGGAGGTTCCGCTTACTCTGTTCAAGAGCAGGGCTGTGTACGTTGACCTCGGAGTAACGCAAACATGCCGCTTCCTCAAGAAAGTATGCAGCAACCGTGAACGACTTACGGATACGACGGCTGCCGATAAGCATGTGGCTGTCGCCGTTCCTATCCATCTCGTTCATCCACGCGATCTGGTGCGGGTTGAGCTCGATGCCTGTGACATGCTTATGCCACAGGTAGTGGTCGCCACGGAACTTCTGAATCTCCCTCTCTACCGCCTTACGGAAGTTGCCGGTTACCTTAGCGCCAAGACGTACTCTCATTAATCACTCCTAGGCCCCGGCAGGTCATCGATTTGCGTGAAACGCTTGAGCTTAAACTCGTCGATAGGCACAGCGGAATCGCTGGCGTTCTGGGCTGCTTCCTGCTCCCAATCTGCCGGAGCCGCCCTGTCATCCTCCCTCATATTGCCCAGATCGCCAGGACGGCGGGGGACATTACGGTGGGTATTGGGAGAGAAGACTAGATCGTACTCGGCTAAGTTGATTAGCGCTACTTTGCGATGAAAGCCGCAAAGCAACGCCGAATCCCTACCAGTGCTGTTGAAAACGTGATAGGATGCCTGGACACCACAGCCATCCCACTGGCACTCAGACACCGAGATTCAGCCCGATCCTGTCTGCGATCTCCTGGATGGTAGGAGCAGGGCCGAGTCCTCTTTCGAGTAAAGTGTCGCTAGTAGGCGGATCATCGAACAGAAGGTCTGATCGGAAGCCTAAAGATCGTTGCTCTTCCAGAGTCTTACGACGGCGGATCTTTTCAATCTCGTCAGGCTTAATCTGGATCTTGTTTAGCTCCGAATAGGTGTTGTTCTTAACGCCGAGGTCTTGGACCCATCCGTTTAGCCGCTCCTCCGCATCAGCCAGCAATTTGAACTTGACATGCTTGATAACCTTGCCAGCGTAGAAATCGGTGCCATCAGGCAGTTTCTTGTGCTTTTTCAGGTTCCCTGGCTTGTCATAGCTATGATACAGCTTGCAAAGCGTGTTGATGGTGAAAGGTATCTCTTTTTCAAGAGATGCGCGGATACACTCAGTATAGTCTTGCAGAATAGCCCGAATCAGCTGAACAGGCAGTGAATGCTTCTCCGCTAGGTGAATAGCGGTACTTACGGTTGAATCGGGCAGTTTATCGGTCACTCCGCGATCTCCCCGTCTTCCTTCAGCTTCTTGTAGATCGGGTCTTCCTGTGTGCGCTGGTTACCCTTCTCGATAGCGGCAACCCACTTCTCTTCGACGATTCGCCGTTGCGCCATCACCGTCTGGATGTCGTCAGGGTTATCAGCAATGATATTACCGCTAACCATGCGCTTCTCGTCCGCGCTCTTAGGCGTAAGCTTGAATTCGTTGAGGTTGACTCCAATACTACGGGCAAGCTGGATGCAACGCGCTATCAGAGGGTGATCCTTTAGCCGCATAGCTACCACCATCTGCCGCTCCTGCCCAGGCCCAGGCGGAGGCGCTTCAGGGTCCGGTATCCACACAGGTTGGCCCTTGGCGTCGAGAATCGGCTCTTCAACCGTAACACCCTCGATATTGACTTGTTCCAGCATGCGCCGGATCTGCATCATGACCATAGCGGTGATACCGGAGGCATCACGCTTAACAAACTCAAGATCACCTTCTGCAAAGGCGTCTGCGTAGCTTTTCAGGTGCGCAAGGTCATACATGCAAGTCTCGCCGAATGAGACTTGCTTCTTCTTGTAGTAAGGGCAGCCTTCCCCGCCATTCTTGAAGAAATAGCAATCTTCGCTGCAACGCCGAATGGCGTTCATCTCCAGCTTGTCTTGCTCGCGCTTATTGATCCGCATCGGAGATGCCCTTCTTCAAGTTATCTGCCTCATCCTGGCTGTCGCGCATCTGGCAGTATAAAACCGCTGAAAGCACTCCGATGGACACAGGATCAGTCAAAAGTGGCTTTCCGTGCAGCATCACCATGAAAGCTGCGAAGTTAGGCTCCGACTTGCAGAAGTTGGCAATCATTTGCAGCGTGTGAGACGGATCTTCTCTACAGAGCGTCTCAAACTCGGCAAGGAACGATTGGGTAGTATCAGAGGATATCATTACCTTATGATACTGATATACTGGATATTTGATTCAATCAAGCTGCTGTAGCTTCTCATCCACCCATCTCTTGTAATCGCCACCGCCTGTGCCCCTGACACACAGATTCTTCCTAACTTTAGGCTCGATGAACTGAGCCCACGGCGACTTACGCATGATAGCGTCATCGTTCACTGCCAAGATTTCGGCACGCCTATCGTCAGGCCGAAGACAATCGACCCACCGATCTTTGGTAGTCTGAATCTCATCCTCAACCGACTCGCCGTCTTGACTTACGGCTCTAGCCCATTTGCCATTCCCGGTAGGGGGTGGCCTTAGTCGGTGCCAAGTAGGTGCCCATAACCAGCCGCACGCCCTATACAGAGAGCCTGTATGGCCTGCACCAGGGTCAGAGTAGGACACTACGGTAGTAACCGATGGATACTGCGATATGATCCACGATCGGACGGAGGACCATTGCTTTGATCCCCCGTTCTTATCGCCATCTAAGCACCATCGAGACAGCTCAAACCATGATCCGTCTGAAGGCAGCCTCCTAGAAGTTGGCTTGGACAGGACCATGCATCCATAGTCGTCCGACCAACCTAAACCTCGAAAAGTTGGTCCTAGGTAGTGCTTCGACTTGAGCCAATCAGCAAGTGTCGCAACAGGAGTCTCTCCTGGTATCAACGGCCTGCTAAAAACACTCACTTCTTAGTCTGAGTGTCGATTCTAGGCGCAGCCTTCTTCGACTCTGCCTGAGCCTTCAACTTCTTGATCTCAGCTTCCTTCTGCTCGACCAACTTCTTGAGTTCGTTGATCTGGGCATGCATCTGTTCCAGTTGTTGTCGTCTTACCATGTCTTTTGATATATCTGGTATCGTCGAGTACTTAGCGATGGCCGCATCCAATGATGCCAGCACAACAGTGCTTGTAGCAAAACCAAGCCCGTGAATACAATCTCTCAGCTCAAGTTTCACATTCTTGACTGCTTCGTCGCTCAGCATTAACAATATCCTCGATAGTGAAGCGGAGTTGGGTGATGACGCTCGAAAGTGCGTCCCTCTGTAGCAAAATACGGTTTTTGTAGGCCCATTCAGACACTTCAAGCAGGAATGAAGCCTTACTTAGCGTAGTTTGGAAGGTTTCAGAGCCTGGGAGGCGCTTCAAAGAGCCATTTTCGCCGATTTCGACGCATTTTGCATCTTTGATGGCTGATTCAAGCCATTTCACGGCATGATAACGTATTTCAGGCTTTTCGCCTAGTCTTACCGACTTTGCTCTTCGCAGCCTTACGGCCTGAAACAGCGCGATTAGCTGGTTTCCGTCCAATCTCAGTGGATAGCTGTTGTATTTCACGATCTCTGTAAGCTTTGTAGACCATGAAGCAGTTTGTCAAGGTAGTTACGACCCTTTCTTCGTGCTTTATGTCTGAATCCGAGGGCTCGCGCTTGCGCGACCCTATCTCATGCATCTCGTTGACAACACCGTGCATCAACTCATGCACGACAGTGTTAGTCAACCCCTCCTCGCCGCTTGACTTCAACAACTTGGAACACATCGGCATGTCCCAGTCAATCGACATCTGCATATACTCCCAAAGGGCCGCAGTTCTAGCGTAAAACTTTTCACCATCCTGTTCGGTGGTGTCGAACCCGTTACGCTGAAATATCAGATCAATAGTCCAAGATTGCAGTCCGAGATGCTTGACCCAATAGTTGACCTCGTTCTGGATCATATCACGGAGCTTGTCGTAGAGTTCGTCTTCCATCATATCACCATACCAGGGATATCGTAGTCTTTGAGCCAGTCGACATCCGGGCTCGGATCCTTCATACTATCCGCTCGTGTTAGATTGTAGCCTTCAAAAGCAACAGATTCCTGCCTACCACCAACTACCACCGGGTATTGGTGGACATGCCCGTCAGGATGTAGCCACGCGACGCCAAACCCCTTCTGCCATCCAGTGCTCGGACCAGGGATGTATGCACGGCCCACCTCATACCGAGCGCCCATCGGCGTAGACATCCATGAGAGGCCGCTGTCGCGTTCCGTAGTTCCGTAAACTAGTGAGGCCCTATGGACATGGCCAGACTGCCCACTGTAGCCCACAGCGCGAAGCTCAGCCAATGATGGCACCTGCCCAAGCTTCGTGCCGTGGTGGATGCGGTAGTGGTCGAACATGATGAAGCCAGTCTTGGCATCTTCCTGCCCTCTTGGGCTGAGAGGAGATCCGCCGTGGAACAGCTTCACATCGTAGTCCTGTAGGCCCATCATCTCGTCGACACGGCGATGGCCATGGGTTGCTTCAACGACTTCCAGAAGGGAGGCGTCTTGGTGAGCAAAATAGTGCGGCAGGCGGGCAGCCAAGTCGTGGTTGCCACAGGTGTGGAAGATATCGCCCTGGTGGCCGATCTTACGGACATCCGCCATCATCGAACGCTGGATGGCTAACTCCAGTGCTAGCGGCGGAACATAGCCTTTGATCTTGGCATGGCGGCTGATCGACGATCCATCGATAGTGTCGCCGTTGAAGAGGACGCCGTCCGGCTTCAGTTCCTTGATGGCGAACAAGAATGCCAACCACACGAACGGGCACAGCATCGTACTGTGCGTGTCGCTTATCGAAAGCAACAGGTAGCGATCACCACTGATCTTCCTGAAGTCGTCTCTGTTGACTACATAAGGCTCGATATACTTACGGTAGTAACGAGCCGTGTGCTCCTCTCTGTGCTCCCTAGCGCGGTTAGCACGCCACAACATGCTGCCGGGCCGATTACGGAGTCCAGCAGTCTCCAACGCCCTTGCAAACGTGCCGAAACGAGCATCCACATGCTCCACAGGGTACCAACCCCACACCTCATAACGCGCACGGCTGATACTACGTGTGTTATGACCTAGCGGGTTGGTGTCAGGATCTTCCGCGACACGCACGATGTCGTTCAGCAAGTCCTCCTGCGACGGCACCGTCTTGCGCTTACTACGAGCAAGACGCTTCTTCCTCGCTTCATCACGTAAGCGACGCTCCCGATACTTAGCGCGCTCTTCGGGATCCTTGGCCACCTCATCAGGAGCAGCCAGGAACTCGTCAATCTTCTTGCTAGGCTTTTTGACCATCCCTCCCCAGGTGGTTACGGACATGGCCCATCAAAGCACTGTAAGTCCCGTTCCACTCCATCTGGCCCCGCAAATGCAGACGCCAGAAAGTGGCCCACGACACCATCTTCGCTGATGGGTCGCCAGACCTACGGAGGCTATCAAACTTGTTGACTTCAGCCGCTACTAGCGGCTCAGAACACACGAAGCACTTGGTTCCCGACTTGGGCCTATTCGGATCCGCTGCTATCTTCTTCAGCAGCTTGCTCAGTGGTACTTTCGGCTCCTTCATACACGACACCAATCGTGTCTGCGACCTTAGCCACCTCAACCGCTAAGTCGGATAGCTGACCGTTGTTAGCGATGTCGAAGGAACGCACACCGGGTAGGTGGATGTAACCTCGACTGTCATTACTAAAACAACAGTCAACTCGGTGAAGCCTGATCAGTGCAATACTATCCACACCGAAATGGCGAAGCAGTACCATAGCTTCATCCGAAAACCCGCTATCGGTCACCACCGCTGTACGCCATTGTGCACCACCTAGTAGCGACTTTAGTAGCATCTCGCCCATGACATCCTCGCCATATAAGGGCTTGAGATAATTCTCGCTTAGAGCGATGTAGCACTGCCTAGGAGTAGCGCCCATGAACTCATCACAGGAGTCATCCTTGCGTTTTTCAAAGTAGTCATGCCGTACGGGCTTGGCATCGCCACCTACTATGCTGTGTAGGCCATGAGCCATCTCTTTAAGCTGCTTGGCGAACTTAGTCACCAAGCAGCCATGCCTACGGCGCAGGATCTCTCCTACCGTGTCCTTCCCTGACCTGGGAGGCCCATTTACGAGGATAACCTGTCGCCTAGCCACGATCGGTTTGATTGACCGCCGCGACCCACTCGGCCCTAGATTTGGTCGTGATGGCACCGTCGAGCAGCGAATCTAGCTGGTTATCATTAATGTCAAGGAACTCCCGCGCTACCCGCAGCCCTGCCATCGTCCACATGTTGATTCCCGCTCCGTTGGCGCTGTAGAGGAACTGTTGGGTCATAGGGTTCTCACCCGACTCGTTCCAACCGTTCGCCACCTTCAGATCAACGGCTTGGCCATCATTCCAGATGATGTCGCCGACTACGTAGCGATGGCCATTCTCAGTAAACCATGCGAAGTCGATCATCGTCTGCGACACGGTGGCCACCAGATTCTTCAGGGCTGGCGTCTGGTTCACCTTGTAAGCCTTGTACAGACCGACAAGGGCCAGTCCGTGCTCCCACATGGACACGGTCGGCGCAAGTTGCCCGTCCCGGTAAATCTTCTTCCGGTAATCCGGCCCGATCGTCGCAAGCACCTTCATCGGGCCGTCGAGGGTCATCGTTGCTACCGTGGAGCACTGTTGCACACGCTGGTCGATAAGCCCCTTCCAGTCTTCCCTCCTAGGCCGATCGGTAATCGACATGAACTGTGCCCAACAACCGATCTGTCGGCCTTGCGCTCTCGCTGCTCCAGCGCCGTTGTTGGGGAACCTTATACGATAGCAAGCCTTGTCGACCTCATACTGGTGCTCAAGCTGGTCGTCAACCAAGGGGTCATCCGACAGCATGGCGTAAGCCGCAAAGTTGTTTTGGCTACGGTGTTGGTCATCATAACCCCACCAGCCAGTGCCGGGAGGCGGATCGCCTACCTTACCCAGACGATCCGGCGAGACACCCGTGTGCCAGTGCGTACGGCCACTCCAAGTTACCCAATTAAGATGCATGTCAGCACGTAGCTTGCTGCCATCAGCCTCGTAGTGGTTGATGCCACGGTACAGCTCATAGTATGACGCGAACTGCAACGCAGGCAGGTAATCAACCCGACCGCTACGCACGACGTTCGTACCCTTAGCAGCACCGAAATCTTCCTGCGCTCCGGTCTGGCCAGGGGTCTTACCGATGCCGATACCGATCGGTTCGAAGTGACCGAAGTTTACGTGCATCAGCGAATGGAAGGCGAACGTCTCTTCAGCCGCTTGCGCTTCATGATTAGCGTAAGCTGGCGGCACGTTACCGGCGGCGCACCAGTAGTCATCCCACTCCATACAAGCGCCGACTATATTACCAACTTGGGCGGCCTGTAGGTTCATGATGGACTGCTGCAAGCTGTCCACAACATCTGTCTGCACAGGAGGACTATCCGAATCAACACTTTCGAACGGCAACAGATTCAGACTGAGCGGGATACCGGCACCGTCATTCAAAGTTATCGCCCGATCGTTTAGCACACTCGCCCACCTGCCATTCTCCAACTGCACAGGCGCGGCAATACCACGACGCTTGGCGAAGTCGACCACTGAATACTCGCCAATCTCCAGACACAACGAACCTGCATCGAATGTACGGTTGCCTCGTGTGTCGCTACGGTCGCTCCATACCAACTTACCCCAGCATGGCATGACCGGATCGTTGTGCAGCATATCCACCCACCACTCCAAGATCAGTCCAGTGTCCTTGATCCTGAACTTGGTGTGGAAACGCAGGTGCGCAGGAGACTTGTCGATGAGCCGTGGAGCCGACAGTATCTCCGACTCGTAGCCATGCAGTCTTGGCACCAACGCCGCAGGATCGTCCAACACCCAAGGGTGGGCCTGGAACGCAAAAGCACCGTCCGTCATCGCCGGACGAAGATCGCCATTCACACACGCGCCGCCAGCGATCTCGGCGTCTATGCGATACACCGTACGACCGCCACACTCGCGACCACGCACCGCACGCCAAATATCACCTGAGTCCGACACGAACTCGCACTCCACCCCCATGTCCTGCACCAACGCAGTCGGGAAAGTGACCGTGACCCAATGCCTGCGGCTGAATGATGATAGATTCTGAATCCTCGCTCGCACCATGTTCTTCTCTCTTACTTTAAGTTAGCTATTCACTGCCGACATGCATCTCAATCATGGGCGTCGAGACACAGCCAGAAGCAACCCTACGATCCTCGACTACAAGCTGCATCCACAGCGTTAAACCATCCATCATCTCGGGGATGGTTATTCGTAGCATGATCTTACCATACTCATCTTGAACGAACTCAAACGGCACGCCAGGGCGATTCCAAGGCGCAATCTTATCAGGATCTACGATCCGCTTCGGCACCAACACATAACGAGGCGGAACCTGCAACAACGATCCATTACTACCAGGAATCGGCTTCGGCTCCCCAGGCTTCGATAGGCTTATGAATAATGCGCATGCACGATCAGGCCGAATCGATGGGTGGTATGTCTCAATACTCGGGATCGTCCAGAAGTTCGGCGGATCCCGCTTACTCGGATCGAAACTGTCGATCACACTCTGAGGGTAAGTCGCACTAGGACGAGTTAGCCACTCAAGGATGAACTCGCTACCCGCTATCGGCAACGTAGTAGGCGGCTTCAAAATCGGCAACTCGCCGTCAACATCGGCCAGTTGCGGCATCTCGCTTACAACAACGCGGGCCGTCTGATTCGACTGGAAACTAGCTTCACCATAAGCCTGGAAAGCTAGCATCGGACCGAAATCATCGTCCGTCAATGCACTCTCCGACATCGCCTTCAAATAAGGCGTCGGACCAATAGGATCCTTCGGAGGAGGAACCCTATAAATGAGATCGTTATCCGGGTCGAACGGTGATGGATCCGCTACCACCGGATCCTTTTCGACTACCGGAGGCGATAGCGGATACTCGTAAGGAACAGGGTCAGGCTGCCGGTTACGAAGTGCATTTACTACTACCGCAGTGAATACACAGATCGACAACGTCGGCAGAATCCACCACCACTTCCAACTAGTCGCTACCACAGACCATTACCTCCAGTTCGTCCGTTGAATCAGTCGTGGTACGCCAATGCTGTACCTCCAACTCCTCCTCCGACTTCGGCGGGGCCAACGCAAGTCGCCTACCCGACCTACGTAAACCCAAAATATGCAAGGCTTCGTCGATCATCTCGTAGCACAACTTCGTACTCCTATTCGACTCCAAAGCATAACGCTCAATCTTACAGCGACCGAATATCACATCGATCTCTATCGGAAGAATGCCTTCACGACGAGCACACTCCCGCGCACGACGCTCGTCCAATTCGCGCCACTCCACCAAAGCACGATCCAAATGAGCGCGTGAGACACCTATCGCAGACGCCGTCTCCGACACACTACCATGCCCCTCCAATAAACGCTCAACACGACGACGACGCCATAAAGCCTTCGGAGTCGGCCTGTCCAACCAACCATCCAATAAAGGATTGTGTGATGGACCAGAAACCGAAGCAGCAGACGAATCCGCGTACGGAGATACCGGACATGGCCCCTCCTTCTCCCAAGCCTTTACATGACGGTATAACGTCGCCCTACCTATACCCAACAACTGTGAAGCATTCCCTATACTCCCATTACACTGCTTGATCGCATACTCGCAGTGACGACGAAAAATGACCAACCAAGGCTCAACACCCAAACGCATATCCATAACTAATCCCCCGCATCCTCCAACTCGTCGTCACTGAAATAACCGTGATACTCCATGATCCGACTACCGTCTACGATCTTACCATACCAGAGGTAGAGGTGATAATACTCCGACATCTGGGCCGATGTCGGCTCCTGCTCCAAGGAACCTGAGCCACTACCGCTATACACCTCCCAACTACCCTCCTCCGATCCACTGACCGGAACAGCCATCTCCATGACATCCATCGTCATGAGATGCTCGCTGCCGTCCATCGGCCCACCCACAAGCCGGTAACAGTAAAGATGCTCGTCCGGCTCCATGCCACGACTCCTCGGCAGGATACCACCCACCAAGTAACTATACATCATGCTGAGCAACTGAGCTAAAAGCATACACGATAGAACGATGCGGTTATCTACTGTTGAAACTTAGGACGGAAAGCGAAAGACCTCGCTCATATTCATGAACCTAATTTTGAGTAGCATAGAGTATGATCGTTATGCCCAGCAACAACACCGGAATCATTGTCGGCTATCTGGCCGGACGATTCCCAGGACGCATCGGACACCTGTTTAGCCCCAAAGGACTACAACGAACACACCCCTGGCTACCATTCGCACTCGATAACGGCAAGTTCGCCTGCTACCAATCCAATAAAGAATGGGATGAGCTTGAATACCGAAACATGCTCGGTGAAGTGTCCTGGCTTGAAAGACTGAAACCAACGCAAGCTAGACAAAACGTCGGACAAAAACCAATGTGGGCACTCGCACCAGATGAAGTCGCCAACAAAGCGAAAACCATCGAACTATACAAGAAATGGGAATCCGTGATACGCGACTACAACTGGAAAGTCGCGTTCGCCGTACAAGACGGAATGACCAAAGATGATGTACCATCCTCCGCCGATGTCATCTTCGTCGGTGGATCGTATGAATGGAAATGGGAAACATACCGCATGTGGTGCGGTGAGTTCCCACATGTACACATCGGAAGAGTGAACCGAGCACACCGACTCTATGACTGCCACTTCGCTGGCGCTAAATCCATCGATGGAACCGGATGGCTGAAAGGAAGATCCGAAATGAGAATCGGACTCGAAGACTATATGAGAAATACAGCTGAACACGAATGCGCTGAATGCAAACTGCGCCAACTTGAGGAACAAGCGCGGAGACCGCAAAACCACGATCGCGCCAACTCGCAAAATGCGCAAGATGAGTCGAATGATGATAACATTCATGACTGAGCGGCTGATGGCTGAGGTCGGCCTGAGAGACTGAGAGGCTGAGGGACTGAGGGACTCGGGAGGCTGGGAGGCTGACTCCCTTCTGACTTAGGGGCCTTTTTGAAAGATTGATGAGGGATGAGAGAGGTACGGCCCCTGGCCGTGGTAGGGGGGTGTCGGAAATACGGTCCTACCTACATCGAATACGGTGTAGGCGAATGGCCAGCGGCCGGGGATGCGCCCGTGCCAATGGGCACGGGCAATGCCCGCTCCCCTAGGGGAGCAGGCAGTAGGCCAGCGCGCAAGTGCCGAGCACCATTGCGATGCCGAGCGCCGCGCCTACCGCTTGCAAGCGGCGACCCGCTCGAGCGCGCCGCTTGCGCTGGCAGCGCAAGCGCCGCCGGTCCAACGGGGAAAGGGTGGGAAGGGTGGGAAGTGCCTTACGGCTCCGTGCCATACTTGCGGGCATAGGGTGTCTCCTTTGGTAAGGGGGAAAGGTGCCCCCCTGGCACCGTGCCAGGGGAGCGGGTTGCAAGGCCGCTAGCGTGCAGCGGTCCCGTGCAGCACCCAATCCGGGCATACGCGCACCGTCCAGGTGCCGTTAGGACCGGACGACGCGACGCCGGACACTACCGGGTTAGCGTGCAGGATAATGCACCCCCGTGCCTTGGCACCGTCCGGCGCGATTGCATCGGCAAGGTGCCAAACGGTCCCGACAGGGCGGATCGGCCACGATATGTAGCCGAGATGCTGCACGCTGCACCCGTCCAGCTCGGTCGGGACGGTAAAGGTCCAACCGTTGGACAGGGTGCACCGTTCGCCTTTGCGGACGATACGGGACGTGCGCTCCGCCCATGCGGTGGGCGCATCGGCCTTAGCGGCCTTGGGTGCGGCCTTAGCGGCCTTGGGTGCGGCCTTAGCGGCCTTGGGTGCCGCTTGCGCGGCCTTGCTAGGTTTGGACATTTGTAGTCCTCCAATTGTTAGCCCCCCGTCTCGGCTTGTCTCCGGGGGGTCCGGGGCGCTCCTTGCCGCGCCGCTACTTGGTTGCCAAAAGGCCCCTGCCCCCGATGGGGCAGGTGTCGGAGGCACATGCCTCCGACCCCCAAATACTAGCATCTACTCCGCACGGTGCAAGGCCCTTGCCAATGTTTTCTGCAAGTAGGCCATGGCACGGCATCGGATGCGTTCGCGGGCTCGCGCCGTGCACACTACGCACTAGTGCGTAGCTCGAGCTGGGCCGATGTGCGTATGCCAGGATGGCATACGCACTAGTGCGTAGGTATACGCACTAGTGCGTAGGTATGGGCCGATGTGCGTATGCCAGGATGGCATACGCACTAGTGCGTAGTCCGGGCGCCTCCAGCCCCCTACTGGGCATATGCACAACTGAACTGAGCAACCAGTTGTTGAGCTGCACAACTGAACTGCACAACTGAACTGCACAACTGAACGGCTCACATCATGAGGTTGCACGCCGCTCAACAATAAGCTCGGCTGATATGAGGCAGTGGGTTAGCTCAGCACAATATTCAGCATGAGCTTCAGCACAATATTCAGCATGAGGCCCAGCACAACACTCAGCATGAGCTTCAGCATGAGCTTCAGCATGAGGCTCACTACTGGCGGCGGCAAAAAAATAGGGGATTCCCTAGGGAATCCCCTTGCTATGCGGGAACCGCTCCGCTAGTGCGGAGCGTAGGAGCAACCTTCCCAATTGGGATGGAACGGGCAAGGGTACTGCTCGTCGGGGATGTCGATCCGGTCGCGGATTACGTCGAAGGGGTCGCGGTGCCGATACAACGCCCGGTCGGGTACCTCGGCGACCTCGGCGACCCAACGTGCCTCGAGGGCGCGGAAGGCGAACGCCGAGCAGGCGGGAACACGTCCGCCGCGCCGCTCCGCTTCGCGCTCGAGCGATGCGATGGCGTCCTCGTAGCAGCGGATAGCGACCTGCTCCGCCTGGGCACCGAGCAGGCGGAGGACGCGAGCCACAGCGCCGATCTCGCGTGGGCGCTGCTCCACATCGTCGATACGGCCAGCGAACCACAGCGCCCGCCGTGCCATCGGGAACGGGACCGGCTCCTGCTTGCGAACGTGGTGCTTGGCGATGCGCACGGCGCTGTGGTAGCAGGCGAGGTGGCGAGCGTGCCCCTCGGGGGTGGTGGTGGTGGGACAATCCATTGGAGACTCCTTAGGGTTGGGTGCGCCCTGCAACGTGCGGGGCGCT